TGCTATGACTTTGTAGACAACATTCGATATCTGGTCAAGGCATATAAGAAGCGGTTATCCATTTACAAAAAGAATCACTGTTATCTTTGCGAGGATGAACCTCTATGAGATTAGTCACATATGACTTTGAGTGCTTCAAGCACGATTGGTTGGTTGTCTTCAAAGACAAAGAGTCAGGCATCTATACAATCATCCACAATAATCCGTTGCAGTTTCAGCAGTGCATTGATGATGACACGATTTATGTCGGGTTCAATAACAAGCACTATGACTACTTCATATCCAAAGCGGTGTATGCAATGTTCACACCGGAACAGGTACATGAAGTAAATGACTGGATCATCGCAGAACAGAAACAAGGTTGGGATTACCCTGGATTGAAAGACGTTCGTTTCTACATGAATCAGTGCGACATGATGGATGACATGACAAAAGGATTGTCACTGAAAGCCATCGAAGGACATTTAGGAATCAATATCAAAGAATCCGATGTTCCGTTCGATATAGACCGACCACTGAATAAAGCCGAACTAGAAGAAACCATAGAGTATTGCAAACACGATGTAGACTCAACCGAAATGATTTTAGACCTGAGAAAAGATTATCTCATAAATAAAGTCCATATCGGCAGATTGGCAGATACGGCAGATGCAAGAGCATTGAGCATGACGAACGCTAAGTTGACCGCAGTCCTGCTGAAAGCATCCGCAAAACCACATAACGATGAACGTGATTACGTATATCCAGATAAGTTGAAACGTGAATACATTCCACAAGAGGTGTTCGATTTCTTTGATAAGATGCACGACACATCCATATCGGATGATGACTTATACTCGGACAAACTTGAGTTCAAGATTGGTGATTGTCCTGGTGTCATTGGTTATGGCGGAATACATGCAGCGATACCGCACTACTTCTTCAAAGAACATGACGGCAGAGTTATCCGCAACGAGGATGTGTCAAGCTACTATCCGCACTTGATGACGTTGTTCGGTTATACATCAAGGAACATTCCGTCAGCAAAGGTCTATGAGGACGTACTAGAGATGCGTATGAAAGCCAAGGCAAGCGGAGACAAGGCTACGGCAAATGCATTGAAGTTGGTTGTGAATACGTCCTACGGAGCAACATTGAATCCATACAACGATTTGTATGATCCATTGATGGGTAGAAGCGTATGCATTACCGGTCAGTTGTTCCTTATGGAACTAGCACAACATTGTTACAAAGATATTCCAGGACTCGTGATTGTCCAGTTGAACACTGATGGAATCATGGTCGAATGCGGTAAAAAGGATTTGCCGAAACTGAATGAGATTTGTGCAGAGTGGCAGTCCAGAACCGGATTCGAACTTGAAGAAGATAGTGTCATCCAGATTGCACAGAAGGATGTGAACAATTACGTGGAAGTACAAGGAAATGGAGAATCCAAATGCAAAGGCGGATTCCTCACGAGAGGTATTTCTACGAAGGGTGCGTTCAATATCAATAACAATTACACGATTGTAGCAAAGGCAGTCAAAGACTACTTGCTGAATGACATTCCGGTAGAGAAGACGATTAGCGAATGCAATGATCCGTTAGCATTTCAGCAGATTGCCAAAGCCGGCAGTAAGTACAGAGAAGCATATCACCTTGTCGATGGTGTGAAAGAGCCTATCCAAAAAGTGAATCGTGTATACGCTACCGCTGATTTGAGATACGGAAAGCTATACAAGATCAAGGCAATCACAGATGCAGAGTCAAAGATAGAAGCATTGCCGGAACACTGCATCATAGACAACGAAGCAACCATCAGTATCAATCAGATTGATAAGTCATGGTACATCGAAGTAGCCAAAGACAAGATCAAGAAGTTCAAAGGTATAAAGCCACCGAAGAAGGAGAGAAAAATGGCAGCTACGAAAGCAGAAAAGACCGAGAAGGTCGAAAAAACAGAAAAGGTCGAGAAGGTTGAAAAAGCACCTGATTACAAGACCATGAATGTATATCAGAAATTGATTTTAGCAAGACAGATGTTCCTCGAATCCGATTACAAGAAGTCGGGCAAGAACATGCATCTATCATTCAAGTATTTCGAACTGGAAGACATTGTTCCAAACGCAACGAAGATCTTTAAGGAATTAGGACTGATTGGTATTGATTCATTCTCTAACATGGCTGCATCAATGACAATCATCAATGCCGATAAGCCGGACGAGCATATTCAGTTCGAAGCACCGTTCAATCAGATCACACCAATTATCAGCAATCAGGGGAAACAGGCTACAAACGAGATGCAGGCATTAGGCAGTTCCATTACCTATATGCGGAGATATTTATATCTCATGGCATTGGATATCTGCGAACCTGATGAAATCAATAAGAATCTTAGAGATGACGATGATGTAGACATTCCTGTACCGGCACCTAAAAAGGCACCTGCTACACCAGAGCAGAGAAAAGAAGTAAAGAAGGAATTGACCGCAGTCAATGATAATGCTTCGGAGTTACAGATCAAAGGTTTGAAGAATGTTCTGAAAGAATTGATTGCTAAAGATCCTAGTAAGAAGGAAATTGCTGAAAAGATTGCACTTCAAACAAAGTCCTTCACTGAAATTTCTAAATCAGACTGCGAGAAGCTGACAAATCGAATCTCAGATATGGTTCTGGATGAAGTAGGACTTGAACATGAGAAGACGGAGGACAAAGCGTGATGGAATGGCTAGAGACGAATCAAATCAAGGTACCGAAGCCTAAGAAGACTAAGAAGGTAACAGGTACAAGATTTGCGAGCATCCTCGGTCTGAATGCATGGAGTACACCGTTCGAGATGTGGTGTGCCATCACCAAGACCTATGAGAAGCCGTTCGAGGACACCAAGTACACTCTTGCCGGCAAAGCGATTGAACCTAAGCAGGCTGCATATATGAAAAGATCGTATGGAATGAATATCATTACACCTACGGATATCTACGGTAAAGATTTCTTCAAGAAGACGTATGGAGATTTCTTTCCAGAAAACAAGCACTTCGGGGGAATGTTCGATTTCCTTGAAGCCGATGAGAATGGTAACACTATTGCCGTTCTCGAAATGAAGACCACAAAACGTGCCGAGGACTGGTCAGAGGATGTTCCTGAATACTATGCAGAGCAGGCAGCGTTGTATGCATACCTCAAAGGCGTAGATCAGGTCTACATGGTTGCATCATTCCTTGAAGACAGTGACTACGACCATCCTGAGAATTACGAATGCAATATCAGTAACACAATCGTTGTTCCGTTCAAGGTGTCAGAACGTTATCCGCAGTTCGATAAGCTAGTTGCAAAGGTAGAGAAGTGGTGGAAAGACTACGTTGAAACCGGCATCTCTCCTGTCTTCGATGAGAAGAAGGATGAAGAAATCCTCAAGGCTCTGAGAACGAACAGTCTCAATCCTACAACCAACATTGATGACCTTATCAAAAAAGCTGAATCACTTCAGACAGAACTCGATGCTGAATCAGCCAAGTTCAAAGAAAAAGAAGATGAACTGAAGAACATCAAGGGTCAGTTGAAGGAATACTCCATCAAGCAGTTCCGCAGTGGAGATAAGAACGTTACCCTAAGTGGCACGAACTATGTATTTACCACTGCCAAATCTCAAAAAGCCGATATTGATAAAAAGGCTTTGGAGAAGGATGGTCTGTTGAATAAATACACGAAGGTATCAGAGCAGTACAAGCTAACGGCGAAAGCCAAGGAGGAAAAGTAAATGGCAAGAATCCCAATGACGAGTGGTTTTACACTCATTCCAGAAGGAACCTATGTGTTCCGCGTCTATGACGCAAGCTACGATGAAGATTTCGGTAAGTTGGAAATCAGGTTGATCAATGCAAAGGGTGAGACAATCACCGAACGCTATCAGTTGAAGACAACGGATGACACACCAAATGAAGGTGCATGTAACGCATTCAGTTTCTTTGCTAAGAACGTGATGAATGACTTCGATATGGAAGATGTAGATCCTGAAGAACTCATCAATCACTATGTAGAAGCTGATGTAGAACACAATGAAACAGAGTCCAAGAAGAAGCCAGGACAGATGCTTACATTCGCACATCTTACAAACTATCAGCCGGCAGATTCATTTGACACAGAAGCATGTGAAAAGGCATTGAAGCTGAACAGAAAAAACGCAAAGGGTTTCGCAGGTACTTCGGCATCAAAGCCGACACCAAAAGCGGCTGAGAAGCAGGAAGCAGCAAGCGAAGAAAAAACAGGTCTGGATTTAGACGCCTTATTAGGCTAAGGGGTAGGAATTATGAAGCTGAAGGAAAACGAAGGGGAAGTAACATTCCTGCTGCGTACAGGAAATGATCTGGTCAAGAATCACATGCCGGTTGCAGAAGCAGAGAACATGCTGAAAGCCGGCAAGTTGACCAAATCAAAAATTGAGGGATATGTCACTGTTGACAATACTTGGTATTTCGAAGGTAGCGAAGAAACCATCGAGAAGCCGTATGAAAGCAACAAGGAATGAAGACCTATTTCACAGACTACGTAAATCATGCATTGAGGTTCTATGTCCGTTATCCGAATCCTAATTTCTCAACAGAGGTGGATAAAAAGAATTGGCAGGCATGTGACAAGGCATTTGCAAAGTTTGACATAGACGATAAGGACATGTTCTTGACCGTCTATGAAGATGACGAATTCTCCAACGAGAAGATGCGTAAGGTAGCAGAGAAGTACAAACTCAGTACCGCTACAGTCTGGAAAAAGGTAACGGAACTAGAAAACGCAGTTGCGAAGGAGAGAGGTCTGTTATGAGCCATTACGAGAATATACCCGATGAACTTACTCATTTGGAACAGTGGGTATGTTCTCGGAATGATACTAAATTACCGATGCGTTCCTTTGAAAACAAAGCCGCATCCTCTACAAATCCTGATACATGGAGTGATTACAAAACCGCATGTCAGTCCGTTGAAGATGGTAATTACGATTACATCGGATTCGTGTTCGCTGGCAACGGATATGTAGGAATTGACATTGATGCAGGATTCGATGAAGACGGATTTGTGAGCAGTCTCGCATCCGATATCATCCGCAGATGTCATAGCTACACTGAGATTTCAAAGAGTGGCAGAGGTTTCCACATTATCTTAAAAGGCAATCTACCGTTCCTAGGTAAGAACAATTTAAGAGGTGTGGAAATCTACAAGTCCTCTCGGTACTTCATTATGACGGGCAATGTATTCCTGGATTTCAGAAACATCAATGAAGATCAGGATGCAATCAATTACATTGTCGAAACATACTTTCCTGAAACTAGGGATGACGCAGAGAAACCAAGAGGAAACAAAATCTATCATCCTGAATGGGAAGTGCCGAAATCAAAAAAGATTAAGGTCAGACCAAAATATCCTACGATACCGGACGGCAGCAGAAACATATGTCTAACCTCACTTGCCGGCATGTTGCATAGTCAAGGATATTCCAAGAAACAGATATACGATGAACTGCAATATGCCAATAAGACGGCATGTGAACCGCCACTAGATAATCGTGAACTAAAGGCTATCTGCAATAGCGTTGCGAGGTATCGGAAATGAATGATGATGCTGAACTGTATTACCAGTTGGCATGTGCCATTGTACTTGTAGCCGTAGAGGACTACAAAGAAGCCTTGCAAGGGCATCACGTAGAGTGGAGAACACCGCAACAGGTCATCAGAGAGTGCGAGGAATTCTTTCAAAGCGATAGATTCACAATCCTATCGGACATGGATGGTATTGACATTATGAATAGAGTACGAAAGCAGTTCAATTTGAAACCAAAGGATATCGCTGAAATGGATGAACTTACATTCAAGCGATTGATTAAGAACAAAATCACCAAGGCACAGGCTATCAGAGAGATATGCCGGCACAGACATATAGACCTGATGAGTGGTGCTGAATTTGACAAAGAATACTTTGAATATAGGAAGGAAAAGTATGCGGAGACTGACAGATGATGAAGTACAAGATCTGGTTAGCGATGACGCTTATCAAGGCTATCTCGAAACAGACAATATCAAAGTGTACGAATTCAATGATAAATGGCGTGACAGGTCGTTTGATGTTCGTACGGACAAAGAAAAACCACGGATAGATAACTCCGTGAATATTGAAGAATTAAGCAGAGTGCTAGAAGGATATCACGATAAGCATATGAGGGATGAACGAGCATGAACACAGTAATCGTAGGAATTGTATGCTTCATCGGTGGTTCATTCACAGGAATGGCTATTACGGCACTCATGGTCATGGCCAGCAGAGATGAGAGATGATCCAGATTCTTGAATTATTCGGTGGCGTTGGCAGTCCTAGATGTGCTTTAAGAAACCTAGGAATACCGGTGAAGTCGATTGATTATGTAGAAATTGATGAAGCTGCCGTGAGGTCTTATAACGCTATGTTCCGTAATGAACTTCCTTATAAGACTCAATCGGTTGTCGGTTGGAATCTGAAACCAGACATACTGATACACGGAAGTCCTTGTCAGGATATCAGCATTGCCGGTCATCAACTAGGTGCGGATGAAGGATCTGAAACACGTTCTTCACTGATGTGGGAGACTATAAAGATCATTCAGAACATGGGAGTGTGGAAACCTAGAATCGTCATTTGGGAAAATGTAAAAGCGGTCACGGGTAAAAATATGATTGCCGACTACCGCAAATACTTTGATGAAATGTCGAAACTAGGATATGTCACGAACAATGAAATCCTGGATGCAAGAGACTTCGGATTGCCACAGGCAAGGCAGAGATGCTTCACCGTATCAATGCTTAGTGGAGAACTGTTTTTGTTCTCACAGATGGAACGAACACCAATGAGAAACATCCATGAATTCTTAGAAGATAACAATTTTGTATCAAATGTTTACTCAGTTACACAACCAAGTGTCCTTAGTGTTATAGGAAAGACTGGAATAAGGCGTGCTACGGTCATTCAAGACTTTGCATACACAATCACCTGCCGGCAGGATAGAACGCCGGCACAGGTCATAGATTGCGGCAATAGATACCGTTATTTGACAGAAAGAGAATGTTGGCGATTGCAAGGCTATACCGATGCGGATTTCGAAGCAGCTATGGCGGTTCAGCCAAAGAACGGAAGATACCGTATGAACTTGTATAAACAGGCGGGCAATAGCATTCCAGTAACCATATTCGAAAGTATGTTCAAGGCGATGTTATGAAGCCGAAACATTTTGATACAGTCAGTCTGTTTGATGCACCAAGTCATAAATGCTATTTCGAACCTGAGGATGATTGCAATTTTCGCAATAAAAGAGATGTAGCAATTATGGTCTTAGGAATCAAGTGTACTGAAGATGCTTGCTGCCACAGATGCTCAAACACATTATGCGGTGCGAGATGCAATACCACAGTTATTGAAAGAGGTAGCAAATGAACACAAAAGGAGTATTTAGTCACTTGTCTGATGAATGGTATACACCTCAATCAATCTTCAATCAGTTAAACGAAGAATTTCACTTCACGTTAGATCCTTGTTCTACTGATGAGAATTGTAAATTGAGTAAGCACTATACAAAACAGACAAACGGTCTGTTACACGATTGGGGGGAAGTCATTTTCTGCAATCCTCCGTATAGTCAGATATCAGAATGGGTTAAGAAGTGCCATGACGAAGGATGCAAGGACAACACAACCGTTGTCATGCTGATACCGTCTAGGACTGATACAAAGTATTTTCATAACTACATATATAACCGTTCTGAAATAAGGTTCGTAAGTGGAAGATTGAAGTTCGGAGATTCGAAGTCATCCGCACCATTTCCAAGCATGATCGTTATTTTCAGAGGTGCAGTAACAAATAAGAAGGATTTATAAATGCCAACGATAGGATAAATTGTTTCTAAAAATTTCAGTAAGAATCAATTAGTACAGGTCTGGAAAGAAGTAAAAAATGCAGATGATAGCATCACGTACTTGGCGTTATGTCAGGCTATGCCGGTAGAGAGATTTATGAATATCGGATTTGCAGATGCTACGTTCAAAAAATATCTTCTTCCTGACAACAGAAGGTTAGACACATTCCCTATAACAGAAACGTTGAACATTCTCGCTGAATGGGATGAAGGTAGCAGATATATCAAGTTGTCCGATGTTCTCGATTTGGTCAGTGGAATGTTATCTGATGACAACAGTGAGGAACGTGAAAAGGCTATCTACGATGTTTATCAGGAGATAGGAAGTAGATTGTGGGATTCCGCAAGGACAATATCACAACTGCATGATTGATTCCTACAAGATCGTAGACGGTACAGTGAACGGTCAAAAGAAAATGATTGAGGTTCACGTATTCGAGGATAAGACAGGAAAGTATTTATCCTTAGATGACACTCACAACGTCATCACAATCTCACTTGAGAACATCTCAAATGAGTTGAAGCACATAGTCAGAAAATAGGGGTAGAAGTATGGTTGACAGAGAACTATTTGAAACTAGACAAGGACGAGTCATTCTGGACGAGGATTTGTCCGAGAAGATAAGAACAATAAAAGAACTTCATCCAGAGAAGCGAGATGATGAATCGTCTGGATTCGAATGGTCTGAGATGGGTATGGCTGCTTTATTCGGAATGCTTTACTCACATGAAGCACGTTATTGTCCTGAACATAAATCATGGTACACGTATTACGAGGGAGCATGGCGTAAGGATGAAGGTTCAATCCTGGTATCAGAGAAGATGAAGGATTTCGTAAGACTGATGATTATCTATTGTGGAGAAATCATTGATGACGAGATCCGCAAGAACTATTCATCCTTCGTCAATAAGATGGGTGACAGGCGATTGAGAGACCGCATCCTGAAAGATGCTACAGGCGAATTGAAGATCTCGGCAGTGGAGTTCGATAACAATCCCTATCTCATAAACTGCACCAACGGAACCTATGACTTATCTAATTTCACATTCAGAGAACATCGATGGAGTGACTTCTTGACCATGCAGACAGTGTTCAAACATACGGTATCGAGAGAAGTCAAATGCGAACGGTGGGAACAGTTCATCAATGAAGTCACTCAGGGAGATAAAGTCAAAGCTGATTTCTTACAGAGGGCAATCGGCTATTCAATGCTAGGAATGTCGAACGAGGAATGTATGTTTATCCTGCATGGCAAGACTACCAGAAATGGAAAGTCTACACTGCTCAACACGATTGAGACCATGTTAGGCGATTATGCAAAGGTAGCACCTGTAGGAATGATATGCCGAGGTGACAGAAAAAAGGATGCTGAATCTGCTTCACCTGCACTAGCAGGACTCAAAGGAAAACGATTTGTCACTATGGCTGAATCGAATGAGTACGGTGCCTTAGATGAAGAAAAGATCAAGCAGTTCACAGGTGGCGAAGATATTTCAGCTAGAAACCTGTATGAATCCGCCATCACATTCAAGCCACAGTTCACACTTTGGTTGTCCTGCAATGACCTTCCAATGGTCACAGATAAATCACTGTTTGCATCAGAGCGTATCAAAGTGATTGAGTTCAACCGGCATTTTACACCGGCAGAACAAGACACTCATCTGAAAGACGAACTATGCCGGCAGCAGAGCATGTCAGGAATCTTCATGTGGATGGTCAGAGGGTATATCAAATATACCGAAAAAGGATTGAAGATGGATTCCTCTCTGAAAGCCGTTGTAGACAACTACGAGCGTGAGAACGACTTGGTGCTTCAGTTCCTCGAAGCAAGGTGTGTTCGCTCTGAAACGGCTCAGATTAAGACCAAGGACATATATTCATCGTTCCGTATGTGGGCTAAGTCAGAAGGAGCCTATGTGTTGTCTGCTAGGAAGTTCAATTCAGAGATGGAACGTCATCCTGAATGGTTCATCGGCAAGGTAACAGAGAATGGCTACAACTGGTACAAAGGAATCAAATTGAAAGAGGTCATCTAGTGGAAGACTTATATAAAAGAATCAATCAAGAAAAAGATGAATTCGTCTTCGGACTGTTCGAGAAGTACGGCTATAGCAGACGAAAAGTAATGAAGATGATTCAGAAGCAAGAAATAATCATGCGGATGCATGGAGAAGATGCGACATATTACGTCAACGGAAAGGCTTTATTCAAAGTCCATAAGACAATCACGTTTGATAAGGCATTATGCAAAGCAACCATCAAATTTGAGGAAGTCACGCCAGACGAATACATGTCATAGGAGAAAATATGAAAAATGAATTGACACCTACAATCACTAAGCTGAAATTGGAGGATATCAATGAGAAGGAATAGATGGAGATCTTGCAAGGATAGACTACCACATAGACCGAAGTCTTCGTTTGATGTTTATCTGATTACAGATGGTGACGCAGAGCATCCATACACGGCATATTGGGATGGCAAACGTTGGACTGATGATCGCGGATTCGTGATTGATACCGTAATTGCATGGAGAAAAATTCCTGCAAAATATTTTCCTAGAGAGGACAAACATGATTAAAAAGTCAGTAATCATCGTACTTTGCACATTGTCTCTACTAGGATGTACTGCTGCTTCACATGATGTTAAAGACAATGAGAGTGGAAGATTCAAAGTTATATCTAACGAAACTATGTCTGGTGAATATAGACAAGTGATAGTAGATAAAGAAACAGGGGTTGAATATTTCTTTCAGTTATATAGCTATGGTGGTGGTATGACGGTTCTAGTAGATAAAGATGGTAAGCCTATCATCTACGAAGGAGATTGAACTATGAAGACTACTAAATACATGACGGCAGTCGCTATATTCACATTCATCGCATTGACCATCATCAAAGCCTTGTTCCTGTTATTTATCTGGAACTGGATTGCAATCAACTACATGCATCTTATTCCGATGCCTTGGTACATCATGTGGTGCATCGTGATCGTCATTGATATCGCATGGAACAATGCAAAGAAGTAAGGGAGAGACATATGCCAGAATTACATTACAACGGTGCTACTGCCGTTATTAAGACCGACAATGTGGATGAAGCAACCATCGCACAAGTCACGGAATTGATTCAGCAGCCGTTCGCACAGGACAGTAAGATTGTCATCATGCCTGACTGTCATGCCGGTGCAGGATGTGTTATAGGAACTACAATGACCATCAAAGATAAAGTTTGCCCGAATCTGGTTGGAGTAGATATCGGATGCGGCATGTATGTTGTCGAACTCGGAAAAGGAGATTTGGCACAGTACATCAGGACTCACCTAGCTGAGTTCGATAAGATTGTGCAAGACAAAGTACCTTCAGGATTCTCAGTACACAAAGAACAGAATGTGTTATACATATTCCTTCTTGCACAACTGAGATGCTACGACCATCTAAGGAACGTTGACCGTCACATGTGTTCTATTGGCACATTAGGCGGTGGAAACCATTTCATTGAATTAGATACCGATGACGATGACAATCTGTATCTGGTAATTCATTCCGGTTCAAGAAATCTTGGAGTTGAGGTTGCCACCTACTATCAGAAATTAGCTATCGAAAAATGTCATAGCAAAATGAATGACTACGAGAAGGTGTCTAAAGACATGATTTCTCTTATGAAGAAACTGCACAGAGAGAAGCATATCTCAGAGAAATTAGCCGAACTCAGAATGAAGTTCTTAACGGTCGAGAATGTTCCAAATCAATTATGTTATGTAACAGATGAAGACTATGTGAACTACATGATTGACATGAATATATGTCAGAAATTCGCATCTATGAATAGAGTCACAATCGCAGATGAAATTCTCACGGCATTAGGCAGTGACGTAACTAAATTTCATACATGGCATACTGTTCACAACTACATTGACATTGAGAACAATGTCCTTCGTAAAGGTGCCGTATCTGCTCGGAAGGGTGAACGTTTGATTATCCCTATGAACATGAGGGATGGTTCTCTGATTTGCGTAGGAAAGGGAAATCCTGACTGGAATTATTCAGCACCTCACGGAGCAGGACGCATTATGAGCCGTACAGAAGCGAAAGCGAATCTGGACGTAGAAGTATTCAAGCAGCAGATGAACGGCGTGTTCAGCACGACAGTAGGCACATCCACGATTGATGAATCACCTATGGCATACAAGCCAATGGATGAGATCATTAAGAATATTGAACCAACGGTAGAAATACTGAAGGTAATCAAGCCTATTTACAACTTTAAGGCAGGCGATTAGACATGGATGATAGTTATGCTGCTTGGCAAAGAGGAGAATGGGTTGACTCTAAAGATGTTGAAAGAATAACAGGTCTATCATATGAAGAATGCTTTAACCGTTTTGAATGGGGTAGAGATGTTAGATGGAGTCCTTATCCATTAAACGGACAGGACGTAAGAATTCTGTTTAGAAAAAAGACAGGTGATTGATATGGGTTATCTCAAATTTGTAAACACAGATGAGTTAAGATCCGTGGCTTATAAAAGATACGAACATTTCGCCGGAGAATTGGTGGATAACATTCTGAATTCAACCTATATCCATTCTGGAAATCTATATTCACAGGGTATGACAATAGATAACGAAATATTATGTAATACTCCTGAAGAAGATTTACGTAGAATTGTCAAAAACAATATTGCAAATACTATGGCAAAGCAAATATATGATCTATCTGACATAGAGAAATCAGAAAGAGAGGACTTCAATAGAACCACTTACATGGGCAGAGTGATTATCCTTAGTCCGAAACCAGATTGCGAATTGAAGATTCCAAAGGAGCCGAAGAACGACTGATATGAAAAAAGAAGAAGCAGTAACCATACTGAGAATGACTGCTGAAGAAAGTATCTTCAACGGTAAGATTAAAACAATCGCACAAAAAAGATTGAATGAAGCCATGCTGATGGCGGCACATGCATTAGAACAAAAATATGATGTAGAAGTAGAAAAAGAACATATGTGCGAATCCTATGTAAAGTTGGGTTTACCTTATACCAGTGAAGTCTTGCTTCCATGTGATATCACACTAGAAGTAGAGTCTATTATGGAACCTCGTATTTGGTACGATATGCCTGATATTCCTAGATGCGTAGGACATAAATTCAAAATATGTTTAGGCAATTTAGCACAACTTGATGCACTCATTGTCCGACTCAATATGTTAAGCGACCTATGTCACAAGCAATAGGACGAGATGAAGAAAAGATGATTCAAAGGAAGCCATTAAGAGATTACGTGAGGGAAGTGTACGAGGGCAAATGGGATAATGATACACTCAGAGAACAACTCTTAGGCATCAGATATGCCAGAGTACAGAATGCAGTGAACTATGTTGCCTATAACTACCCGAACGATATCGAGAAGGGAATCGAGAAAATAGATCCCGAATTAACAGTCATTCTTATTGACGATGAGGAAGAATAATGAGTGGAGGACATTTAGACTATATCTCCTACAAGATTGATGACCTGCTTGTAGGCAAGATGGAGGATCCTGAACTGGATGAACTGATGAAGGACGTTTCTCAGTTGACTCACGACCTGGAATGGTATCTGTCAGGAGACACGGGCAAAGAGGAGTATGAGGAATCCGTATTCCGTTTTAAGACCAGATGGTTCAAGACTCCTAGAGAAGACCGACTCGTAGGAATCATCAACGAGAGAACGGCAGCAGTCAGGAGAGAATTGATGCGCATGATAGGAGTACAGGACGAAGATCCTACGATAGAGCAGTGGTGCAATGATGGAGATGACCGGCATGAAGAATAAAGTATCTATCCTAGGTTCAACCTGGACTATCAAATTCCAGAATTCCAAGCAGAATAAGAAGTTCAAGAAAGAGGATTTATCCGGCTATACCGACTTCTCTGTTCGCAAGATTTATATCCGTATATTTGGCAAGGACGAGTTCGATGTAGAGTGTATACGTACCATGGTCAAGGCAACCATCCGTCACGAGGTAGTACATGCTTTCTTATGTGAGAGTGGGTTGTTTGCTTGTTCCCTTCCTACGTCTACATGGGCGTTGAATGAGGAAATGGTTGACTGGTTAGCATACCAGTACCCGAAAATACATAATGTCTTCCGACAGTTAAATGTCGAAGATGTTTAAGACCTTCTATTACTACAAAGACCGCAACGGTGCCTATACGAATCATCCAGTGGCAAGCTGCAAGATACATAAGTGCGTACTTACCAAAAAGCAGGTAAAACTACACAAGTGTATCGAGCGCGGTTGTCCTGGTTATAAAGTAATCAATCCACAAGAGGAACGGATTTCCGTTGAGGATGCGTTGAGCATCATTGGAGGAAAAGATGAACCAAAGTAAACCAAAGAGAGCCAAAGACGTATGCAAAGTGACGCTGATGAACGGACGTTATGTCATCATCGAGGAGTTGCATCACTACAAACTCACAGACGATGGCAAGTTCTATCTGTTCGTTGATAATCACGACAAATGTGTTTTCTATGCTAATGCCAAGATGGTCGAATCCGTACAATTACTCTATGATGGGTACGGACAGGAGATCAAGAACTGTCATGTGCATGAACGTGATGTATGCTGGACAAATGATGAGGTAGACTTAGAATACCTTAAAAGAGTCTTAGGCATTTCGGAGTATCGTCATGGATAACAGAGAAACCGGTGCATTACTCATCAAGATGAAGGACGGTAATGAGTTCATTGTGGATAATTATAAGGATTCGAGAGTCACTTGTGGATACCTGATCTGTTTCACTGATGAAGATAATGTGAATGAATTATGGATTCCAAAAGACCAGATTTCTTATGTCATGTCGATGCATAATAGATGCACATATGCCGATCATATCGTCAGCAGATAGTCTCATTTAGTAAACCAAAATTTTGACTTTAATTGTGAAATATGTTTAAGATTTAACTAGCAAAACGGCTGATTGCCAGAACGACTTCCCGGATTTTCGGACATAGTAAAATGCGGGAGAAAAAATCAGCAATGATTCAGATTTTGGCAAAATAGCCGTTTCTGCTAGGTCTTCAAAAGTATCAAAAATGTGACAACTGCCGTGGTTAAGCCGTTTTCATAAAATTTGTTATTTAGAGTAGTATTAAAAGTAATACTAGTGTGTAAAAGTCCTCTTATAGAGACCTCTATATAGAAAAGTTTCACACACTAGTATCACAAATGATACTATCCATAAAAATCGTAGGTTTACGAGTATGAGGTAAACCGTAAATGGTAAACAAGAAAAAAGGTGAATTAGTAAACCAGAAGAAACCGAAGGGAAAACCGAGAGGTGGTAACAACTGGTTGGATCCTGCTAATCAGCTAAAGAACCTTGAACCTGGTGATAATACCAAGATTCTCAATCTCAATCGTGAACTGTTCAAGATGCCAGAAATCAATATGAGAGATGTAGATCAAGTCAATCAAAGACTGGATGAGTATTGGGCTTTGTATGCCAAGTATGATATGAAGCCTACAGTCATGGGTATGGGTATGGCATTGGGTATTAGTAGGCAAATGCTATGGGCTATAGCACACAATCAGCCAGTAAACGGTAGAGGTGACTTATCTAACTTGCCGACTTCGGTGTCTGACTCAATAAAAAAGAGCTATTTTTTATTGGAAAATATGTGGGAAACGTACATGAACTCAGGAAAGGTCAATCCGGTGTCTGGCATCTTCCTAGGCAAGAACAACTTTGGCTATAAGGATACTAGTGAATATGTGCTGACTCCTAACAAGCAGGTGGATGAGTACAGTCCAGAGGATATCAAGAAGAAGTACCTTACAGGGAACGACTCTAGCGACTCCAACGACTCTGGATCGGAGTAGCGACTTTCGACTTTCGACTTTGAGCCTAGCGACTATAGCGACTTTGCGACTTTCCGGCAGCCGAGCGACTTTCGACTTTGGCAGAGAAACACATATAAAAAATGAGCCTGGATGAAATAGTCCAGGTTTTTTAAGTGAGTTCCGTTGGATGATCTGCAAGTGAATTTATAGCAGTATTTCACAAAATAATGATCCGGCAGCATCCGAAAAAGTCTATATATAAGGATATAAAAAATAATATAAATAACTCACAAAAATATAATAAAAAGTATTGACAATTAAAACGGCATCCGCTATATTATGGGTATCAAGTGAGATATATCTCACAAAAGGAGAAAAAAGAAAATGCTTAGAACATCATTCAGGAAATTAACAAAAGAACAACGGGAGCGCGGCGTCATTTATTCAAGTTCAATCGTAAGAACCGGCGAACGTGAGCAGGATCACATCCACGAGGTCATGCGTGATGATCCGAACCGTTGGGAAAAGATTTCAAATCTAAAGGATGTTACATTCTTTAGAAATATGGCACGCGCTGAAAATTGGCAGGCGCTAAACATTGTTAGACAATAGGAGGAAAAAAGACATGCTGAAAACAAATAGCGAAAAAGCGCGTAAAAATTTAGAGAATTATATTACCGTTCACACTGATTTCAGTAATTATGACGGTTTTCCGGCGGTTGGTTTCCCTGATCTATGCCGCCGTGTGTTGGATATATTCCACGCTGAAATGCAGCCGGTAGGAAATCGCGCCGGAATGAGTGAGCCGGAATTATTCAATGAGTGGGCGATGGGTTTACCTGCTGCCCTTGATACATGCTATTATTATAACCGTTCCGCGGTTGATGATTTGGGCGGGATCCTTGAGCAATCTCAAGCCGAACGCTCAAAATATAGCGAACGGCAATCGGAAAAGCTACTTACAAGCCTACTTTATAGAGAACTTAAAAAGAACAGTATTATATGATTATATTATGCCTGATCCTGTTCCCGTTCATGGTATACGCGAGCCTATTAAAAAATAACAAATAAAGCCGCCTACATTATAGGCGGTTTTTCTTGCGTTCTAGGCGTTCCAGTGTTCCAGGCTACCACATACCAACACATACACGGCAGCACGTAACCACGGCAAACAATACCGGCAGGCGTGCATATATTCCAGGGGATGCAAATATATTTTTATTATTTGCATTTTCTTTTTGTGGTTTATGTATAATTTAATGTTGATTTTATGCAAATATGCCGGATCGTGCAGCCGTTGGAGGGTACCGGTGGGGGATTTTGACGGGGTAACCAGGCAGCCGCAAGGAGTAGCTTGAGTACCCAAAATTTTCAAAAAGTAAAAAAGATATATAGAAATGTTAGAAATACCTATACAAAATAAATAAACGTGCTATATTATGTGTAAAGGAGATATACATATGTTAGCTAACAAGATTATCAAGATGCTCTTAGTCCAGACGAACACCAAGCAGACAGAGATGAGTGATAAGCTAGGAATCGAACGCATCACATTCACAAAGAGGATGACTCAGAAGAATATGAGTGTACTGATCCTGAATGAGATGTTGGATATCTTAGGCTATAAGCTAGTGGCAGTTCCAAAGGATAAGCAGCTTTTAGACCAGGAATATCTGGTTGAAGCCGAAAAAGAGACCAAGAAATAATTATGAAAAAAGCGGGAAGTCAGTTTTCAAAACAGCCCAAAAAATTAAAAAAGAGTGTCAGAAAAGGCTTTATATAAAGCTGAAAATTAAAATAGTATCATTTCTAATACTAGTGTGTGAAACTTCTCTTATATACGCGCGTATTAGCAAAAGTTATACACAGTAGTATCACTTTTAATACTACCTATGGAAAAGAGGTGCTGAAATGAATCCAGTAGAAGCAGTAAATACGGTGCGAGAATCCGAGGAAATGTCAGTAAAGGAACTGGCTGAGTATTCCGGTGCATGTACCAGAGAGAGCCTGTTCAGGATATTGTCATATGAGAACAAGGATATGAAGGTAAGCACTCTGGTGAACCTGATGGAAACGATGGGATATCAGATTGTGGCACAGAATGTGGAGAGTCCAGGCAGAGAGGATATTGTAATAGACAATGGCTAATTGGTCATGTTGGAAATTCGACCAACATCTAAGTACACCGAGGGGTGTAGCCACTCAGCTGTTCGGGATGGAACATCCGCTTTTATCCACATTGTACGAGAAAACGTGGTGCCAACTGTGGTAGGAGGTATACATCCATAACAGTATGCTTTGATGGAACGCTACATTAAAATAAGAAATCCATCCGTTTACCTGCGTACGTGAACCGTAAGGCGTGGCGAAAAGCCGAGACAGTACGATAACCTGTCATCATATCGGTGAATAGTTCAATGGCAGAATAGACAGGCGCGCATAAATACTGGAACTGTAAGATTATAGGTTCGATTCCTATACCACCGACCAATCAGGAGGTGTCTTATGACACGAGCAATAGGATATGTTAGAGTTTCCACCGAAGAACAGTTCGGGGATGACAAGTATGGTGTTGAATCTCAGAAACAGGCAATTCTTGACTATGCTGCCGATAACGGATATGAAATTATTGAGTGGCGGATGGATATCATCAGTGGCGCAAAGGACGATAGACCAGAATTAGACCGAATCCTTTACCATCCTGAAGAATTACCACTTCACAATGCAATTATCGTGTTCAAAAATGACCGTGTTGCAAGAGATCTGAAATTATATTTCTATTACTTCTACACTTTGGAAAAGCGGAATGTTAAACTGCTTAGTACAGAGGAACATTTTGCAGAAGGTGATGAATTTGCTAATATATATCGGTCACTGCTGATGTTCGTAGCAGAGCAGGAACGTAAGAATATCAATCTCAGAACCGGCAGAGGTCGCATGATGAAGGCTCAGTGCGGAGGTTATTCCGGCGGCAGAGCAGCATACGGTTATAAAGTCGTAGATAGCAAGCTGATTGTCGATGAAACAGAGAAAAAGGTAGTCCAGTTCGTATTTGCGGAGCATCTGGATCATAAGTCCATGACAGATATCGCAGACATGTTGTATGATAACGGATATAGAACACGTAAAGGTGGCAGATTCCAGGTATCTACAATCAAGAGCATACTAAGCCATGAAGAATTCTACCGTGGAAAGTACAAATACGGAAAAGTGGATTGGGTAAATGGAATACAGGATCCTATTTTGGGGGAGAATCTATGAAAAAAGTTATTGTTATAGCTATGTCGGTGCTGATGATGAGTCTGACGGCATGTAGTTCTAGTTCAAGCAGTGCTACTAGCACCGCTGAAACATCAAAAAATGAGAATTCTGTATACTCAGATGACATGATTGACGTTTATTACATAAAAATGTCTGAAGAATTAGCGGGAAACTGCTTTGTCACTATTAAAGTCAAAAATAAGACTGATAAACATATAACGGTGCTTCCTACAGACAGTTATATCAATGATTCAGCAGTCACATTAGGCTCTGGCGTTCCTACAGAAATGGATGCCAGAAAAGATAAGACGAATGCTCTATTCGGAGCATATAAGAATGCAGGAATTGAAAGTTTCGATGCAATTACGAAGGTAGAAACCAAGTTCTCTGTCATGGATGAAAACATGGCTGAATTGGAGACTACTCCGACAGTAACATTTACGAAATAACCAAGTAATAGGCACATGTTTGTGCGAGACATTGTTCTCAAACACTCATGTGCTTTTTATTTGGAGGTCTATGCGGGAATTACTATCAAAGATACTAGATAAGATTCATAAAGACCGGTTCGATGTATCTGGATATCAGGATCTCTATTACATGTGCCTGGAAGCCATGAAGACGGATCCTGAATTGGGAGTGAGATATCTAGTCAGATTATCGAGTGCTATCGAATATGCGATTCGGCATATGTCAGATACCGATGATATACGAGAATTCTTCATGCTGCACAAAAAGGTACTTCTTGCAGCAGCACCATATCATTTCGAAAGCTATCTGCTCTATGTGGAGTGGAATCGTGAACCGGAAAAGAAGTTCTATCCACCTAGAAGACTTGCTTTGCAGGAAGTCGTGCAGTCATTACAGGATTTGGCAGATGACAAGCTAGATTTACTTTGTATCTCTTTACCGCCTGGCGTTGGAAAGACCACACTTGCTATTTTCTATCTCACATGGATGGCAGGCAGAATTCCAGATCAACCAATGTTGACGGCATCACATAGTAATGATTTCATTCGTGGTACATACGATGAATGCCTGAGAATCTTCTCACCGGACGGTGACTATCTATGGCATGACGTTTTCCCTACGGTTCAGATATCAGGAACGAACGCTAAGGACTGCCGGATTGACCTCGGAAGGAGTAAGAGATTCCAGACACTAGAATTCACATCCATTGGTTCAGGTAATGCCGGTCTTTATCGTGCTGCAACACTGCTATACTGCGATGACTTGGTTTCTGGCATGGAAGTAGCATTATCAAAAGACCGTTTGGATAAATTGTGGGGAACCTATACTACAGACTTGAGACAGAGAAAAATCGGTAATTGTAAGGAACTGCATATTGCTACCAGATGGTCGGTTCACGATATCATCGGAAGACTGGAACGGAAATATGGTGATTTACCGAAGTCGAAGTTCATTGTCGTTCCTGCTCTGAATGAAAAGGACGAGAGTAATTTCAATTATCCGTTCGGTGTAGGATTCACTACAGAGTTCTATCGCAATCAAAGAGATATCATGGATGATGCATCATGGCGTGCATTGTATATGAACGAACCTATCGAAAGAGAAGGTCTATTATATCATCCAGAAGAATTGAGAAGATATTTCGAATTGCCGGATGCTAAGAAGAATCCGCCGGATGCCATTATCGGAGTATGCGATACAAAGGATAAAGGTAAGGATTTTGCAGTATTACCAGTAGCCTTTGTGTACGGAAATGACTACTACATCGAAGATGTGATATGCAATAACGGATTGCCGGAGGTTGTGGATGGTCTTCTGATTGACATTCTGCTGCGTAACAAAGTACAGATGTGCCGATTCGAAAGTAACTCTGCCGGTGGTAGAGTAGCTGAGAAGATTCAGGAGAACGTAAAAGAAAAAGGTGGCATCACTCATATCACAACGAAGTTCACATCGGAGAACAAGGAAACGAAAATCATCGTCAATTCAGCTTGGGTGAAAGAGCATTGTATTTTCAAAGATGAATCTGTTATTCGAAAAGGAAGTGAATACTATCGGTTCATAGATATGCTATGTTCTTATACCGTTGTCGGAAAGAATAAACACGATGATGCACCAGACGCGATTGCCATGCTTTCAGAATATGCACAATCGTTCGCAGGTTCGAAGGTAGAAGTTTTTCAAAGACCTTGGTAAATTTTTAACAATTACTACTTGTTTTAGTATTTCGATTTGTCTATTATGTGAATGTGAAATAGGTGCATTTCTGCACGAGAGTAAATTCTCTGTAGAAATGCACCTTTTTTGCATTCTAGGAAGGAAATAATCGTGGCTAACGTAATTGACGAAACCAAGACTCCATCTGCTACACGAAACATGTTCGGCAGAAAAGTCATCAAGACAAACGTGACTGAAATTACTGATAAGAACGTTATCTCCGTACTGAGAAAAGCACTTGAGGTTCATGCGTTGAATCGAAGCGAGATTGACTACTTGTGGGAATACTACAAAGGAAATCAGCCGATTCTAAAACGTATCAAAGATATTCGTCCTGAAATTTGTAACAAGGTCGTTGAGAACAGGGCGAACGAAATCGTTTCTTTCAAAAAGGGTTATGTGTTTGGTGAGCCTATTCAGTATATCAGCAGATCGAACGATGACTCGGTTGTAGAAGCTATCAATCAGTTGAACGAAATGATGATTTCCGAAGACAAAGAATCGAAAGACCAGGAAGTAGGCGAATGGAGTCTTGTATGCGGAACGGCATACAGAATGGTCATTTCTGTAAAAGCTACAGACATTGATGATGCTCCGTTCAATATCTACACCTTAGATCCTCGTGATACATTCGTTGTCTATTCAAATGAAGTCGGAAACAAGCCGATGTTAGGCGTGAAGTATTCATTGGATGACAACGATGTTTATCACTATTCAGTCTATTCAAAAAATCATTACTGGCTGATTGAAGGAGAACAGATCATCGAGTCTAAATCACTGGCACTCGGCATGATTCCTATCTTCGAATATCCGGCAAACAACGCTCGGTTAGGTGCGTTTGAGATTGTTCTTCCGATTTTGGATGCAATCAATAACATCGCTAGTAACCGTATGGATGGTGTCGAACAAGCTATTCAGGCATTCATCAAATTCGTGAACTGCGATATCACCGCTGAAGATTTCACCGAGTTGAAAGATCTCGGTGCGATCAAGGTCAAATCTGTAGAAGGTCAACAGGCTGATGTGGACGTTGTGAAAACAGACCTGAATCAAGACCAGACACAGACATTGAAGAATGACCTGTATGATGCCGTACTTACTATTTGCGGAATTCCTAACCGTAACGGTGGAAGTTCTACAAGTGATACCGGTGCAGCAACGATTGTCAGAGATGGTTGGACGGCGGCCGAAGGTCGTGCAAAGGACACCGAACAGATCTTCAAACGTTCTGAGAAACAGATGTTGAAACTGATACTGAAGATTCTCAGAGAAAAGAATGTTCTGGATTTACGTCTAAGCGAAATCAACATGAAATTCACCAGACGTAATTACGAAGCAATTCAGAGTAAGTCACAGGTACTTATTCAAATGCTTGGTTGCGAAAAGATTGATCCACAGTTGGCGTTCGAAGCGTCTGGCATGTTCATTGATTCCGAATCAGCTTATACACAGTCGATGAAGCATTACAAAGAATACCAGGCTGAACAACCGAAGTTGGCTTCATCTCAGAATCAGAACAATCCTGGCAATTAAAGCAAAACAGTAGATTCAAGCGGTCAGTAAGACGCTTGCAATAGTCAGAGAAGACGGTAATCGCAAAAGGCAGAGAAGCCTTAAATCGCAAACATGTTCAGAGAAGAACTGAAAACGCAAGGGGATTTCAAATGAGTAAGATTGATGTTTCTAAAATCGAAGGTTACGCAAGCATGTCTGCCGAAGATAAGTTAAAGGCTTTGGAAGCGTACGAGATTGATGATCCAGATTATTCAGGTTATGTCGAAAAGAAAACGTTCGATACAACGGCATCTGAATTAGCTAAGACCAAAAAAGAATTAAAAGAAAAGATGACTGCCGATGAACAGACTAAGCAGGCTGAACAGGAAGCTAGAGAAAAACTCGAAAAGGACTACAAAGCCCTTTTAAGAGAAACGACCATTTCCAAGAACAAGGCTAAGTATCTTGCTTTGGGATATGACGAAAAATTAGCTGACGAAACGGCTATTGCATTGACTGACGGTGACACCGAAAAGATCTTTGCTAATCAGAAGAAATTCATGGAGTCTGTCGAAAAGAAGACACGCGAAAAGATGTTGGATGACAATCCTGCACCTGCACCGGATGGCATAGAGGAACATATGACTTTGGAGAAGTTCAGAAAATTATCTCCGAAGGAACGTATGGATTTCCACGATGCTCATCCAGATGATTACAAAACACTATATGGAGGGAATGAGTAATGGCTCATAAAATTTATGACAATTTCTACTTATCCAATGAAGTAGAAGATTCTTATGATTCACATTTGGATTTACAACAGTTCTGCAAAGTAGATAACTCTCTGGTTGGTGAACCAGGAATGATTCGTAGAATCAATGTCTACAAGGCTACTGCTGCTACTGAAAAACTGGCAATGGGTGAAGGCAACACTAAGTCCATTGAAGTAACTTTCAGCCCGAAGGAATACAAGATTTTATTGGCTCAGAACCGGTTCGAATATTTTGACGAACAGGATATGACTGATCCAATGCTTGTACCTACAGGTATGCATCAGATGGGTGTTGACTTGTTCAACACTGTTACTGCCGACATTTTCACAGAGTTTAACGCCGCGACAATGATCGTCTTAACGGATACTCTCGGTTTCGATTGCTTCGCAGATGCTCAGGCTATGCTGAACGTTGAAACTCTTGAAGGTCTGAGAACATTCGCATTCGTATGTCCTGCTGATGTAGCGGAACTTCGTAAGAACCTGAAGGAATCCTTACAGTACGTACAGGCATATGCATTCAACGGATATGTTGGCTCGGTTGCGGGAACCGCGATTTATACGAAGAAGAATTCCGTTAAGGGAACTATCTGCTTCGCTACTGGTGATGCAGTAACCATCTTTAACAAGAAGGGTACTGAAGTCGAACAGGATCGTGATCCTAATACTCGTAAGAACACAGACTACTCTCGTAAATACTACTTCACTGCTCTGACTGACGGTTCTAAGGCAGTCAAGATTCTGAAGGGTGCGAAAGCAACTGCATCTACTGATACTGCCGTTACTGCCGGTAAGAAATACTACGTTGCTTATCAACTTGGCTATATCGAGGTTGTTCCTGCTGAAGGTGACAAACCGGCTACTAAGGGTTGGTTCGAAATTAAGTAATTAGGAGGTAGATAACATGGAAGACGCAGAAAAACTAGCAATGTTGAGAAATATGGTTGGTGATAATGATGCCGATTCCGTGTTATCTACCTATCTTACTATTGCCGGTCAAAAAATTATCAATCGAGCATATCCATATGACACCACCGTTACAGTTGTTCCTACTCGCTACGAGACACTACAGTGCGAGATTGCGGCTTATCTGATGAACAAACGAGGTGCGGAAGGACAGACAGGGCATACAGAGAATGGCATCAATCGTCAGTATGAAAATGCTGATGTACCGGCATCTATGCTCAAACCTGTCACACCGTATTGCGGAGTAATCAAATGAAATGCATGGAAATAAACAAGTCTGATTTCTATTACGCATTGTTCGTAAAGAAGGATGACATGGTGGATGAATATGGAAACAAGACCAGTGAACAGAAGCTAACGTTTCTTGATCCAGTTTTGTGCAAAGCCAATATCTCTGCTTCGGTTGGTGAAACGATTGCACGGCAGTTTGGCAACGATGTGTCCTATGACAAGGTAATTGTCATGGATGGAGATAAACCAGTTATTGTCGAAGGTTCACGGCTATGGATTGATTCAGTTCCTCAACTGGATGCTGAAGGCCATTTAGCGGTAGACGAAGATGGGAACATCAAGACACCGCATGACTACATAGTTAATAAGGTCGCAAAGAGCCTGAATAGCTATTCCATTGCCATAGGCAAGGTGACTGTAAGTGGGTAAGCATGTCATCAAAGTCAAATTGTCTGAAGAAGGAATTGACCAGGCAATCAAAGAATTAGAAATGTACCAAAAAGACGTTGAAGCGAAATGCGATTTGTTAAGACAACGGATTGCAGAACGGTTGGCATCTGAATCTCAGAATGGATTCAATGGAGCCGTTGTGGAAGATATTGTCAAATACGGTTCGCCTAGATTCGCTGACGTAAAGGTAACGATTGATTCTCGTGAGAACGTGACAGTCGTTATTGCAAACGGCGAAGATGCCGTTTGGGTAGAGTTTGGTGCAGGTGTGTTCCATAACGGTTCGGCAGGTTCTTATCCGAATCCGCTAGGAGCATCAATGTCTCCGCCAATGGTCATCGGTGGATATGGAAAAGGAAATGGTAAGAAGAGTGCATGGGGTTTTTACGATGAAGACCATGTGTTGAAGATTACCAGAGGTACTCCGGCAGCAATGCCGATGATGAGAGCCATAACAACAGTCTGTAATGAGTTACCGAGTATTGCACGGGAGGTGTTCGGATGATTGATATCGAAAACGAAGTATTCACAATCATGTCAAATGCAATTCGGGCGAAATACAAAAGTGCTTATGTAACAGGCGAGATTGTAAACGTTCCGTCTGCATTCCCGTGTACCTATATCCGAGAACTGGAAAATACGGTTCATACCGCAACCAGTGATTCCGTAGAAACAGAGAACCATGGCGATTTGGTTTATGAAGCACAGACGTTTACAAATACTTTGCAAGGTAAGAAATCTCAAGCGAAAACAATCATGCAGATTCTCGATACGGAGTTTAAGAATTTGGGATTCACTCGAACGATGCTCGAGCCAATAGACAATTCAGATCCATCGATCTTCCGTATGGTAGGTCGATGGAAAGCAACAGTATCAAAAGATAAAACCATTTATAGGAGGTAATTCAAATGGCAATCAGTACATATAAAACGTTCTTAATGAAGAAAAACGCTACCGTTTACGAGAAGGTCATTGACATTAAGGACTTCCCTGATTTAGGTGGTTCTCCTGAAACACTGGAAACAACCACACTGACAAATAAAATGCAGACCTCTATTCCTGGTATTCAGAAGATGGATGCACTGGAATTTACATGTAACTATACACTGGCTGACTACAAGACCTTAAAGGCTCTTGAAGGAACTGAAACTGATTATGCAGTTTGGTTCGGTGGTACAGAAGCATCAGGTACCGTAACACCAGATGGAACAAACGGTAAGTATGCATTCAAAGGCTACTTATCTGTATATCCAGTTGGCGGTGGTGTCAATGAAGTCGTTGAGATGAAGGTAACTATTACTCCATCTACCGAAATTGCATTAGTAACTGAATAAATAGGAGGAGATTTCTAATGTCGAAGCAACTGAAGTTCACTTTTGAAGGGAAAGAGTACACTCTTGAGTTTACTCGCAGAACCGTTACCGAAATGGAAAAAAGAGGGTTCAACGCATCTCATGTTGAAGACTTCCCAATGACAAGCCTGCCTGCTCTGTTTGAGGGCGCGTTCTTAGCACATCACAGATTCGAGAAGAAGGAAACCATTGATAAGATCTTTGCAAAGATGACCAATAAGGATGATCTGATTGGTAAGTTAGCAGAAATGTATAACGAACCATTGATGACTCTGATTGAGGAACCTGAAAAGTCCGAGGGAAACGTGTCCTGGACACCGAACTTCTAAGTGGTTCGTTGTCCTCAGAGGAAGAAACCGCACTCAGGGGAAGTGGAGAGAAATTTGCTTCCACTTCTCCTTTTCCTTTAACGGAGATATTTAACAAACAATTTCCTTATTACTTATCCATAGGAATGACCTATGAGCAGTATTGGGAAGATGATTGCTTGCTTGTTAAATTTTATCGAGAAGCGGAAAAACTTAGAACAGACAGAATGAATCAGCAAGCATGGCTGCAAGGCATGTATGTCTATGATGCCATGTCTAGGTTGTCACCTTTATTCCGAGCATTTGCAAAGAAGGGTACGAAAGCACAACCGTATGTGGAAGAACCATATCCTATCAATTCTAAAGCGGTAAAGGATGCCGAAGAAAAGAAGGAGAAGGGTTCCTTCGAAAAAGGAAAAGCATATATGGCTGCATATATGGCTTCATTCAATAAGGCTAAGAAGGGAAGTGACGAGAATGCCAACAACGATTGATGAACTTCAAATTCAAATCGAAACTGAATCTCAATCCGCGTCTACTGGTATTCAGTCACTTTCGAATACTCTTGCTACATTAAAGAATTCTTGCAAAGGCGGATTTGGATTGAATCGTCTTGCGAATCAAGTAACTGCATTAGATACTTCGTTAAAGAGTGTCGATGCGGCAGGATCCTCAGCTAAGATTGATACACTGGCTAATAGTATCTCAAAGTTGTCTGGCTTAGGTCAGATTAAGATTTCGTCTACGATTGGAAATCAGTTAAAGAATATCGGTCTTGCTGCAACAGGTCTGAATGGCATGGATTTCTCTGGAATCGGAAGATTGTCTGATTCTTTGAAACCATTAGCCGATTTAGGAAAGAGTCAGTTAAATAGCTTCATCAATCAGATTAAGAAATTGCCGGAAACAATTCAGACGTTAAACGGCATTGATTTTAGTGCGTTCAAAGCAAAGATTGATGAACTGGTGAATACATTACAACCTTTGGCGGATGTATCTGTAAAGATCAGTAATGGATTCAATCAGTTACCTTCTAAGGTGAATGCGGTAACGAATGCCACAACTAGATACGCCAATGCGAATAAGAACGCATCTGGTTCTGCTATCAATTTGTGGGCGAAGTTCCGTATGGCGAAAGCAGTCATGCAGACAACCGTTACTACGATTGCCGGATGGATCACTCAGTCGAACGCATACATTGAAAACTTGAACCTGTTTACGGCATCTATGGGTGAGTATGCGGGTGAAGCACAGAAGTACGCTGAATCTGTATCAGAAGCTATGGGAATTGATCCTAGTGACTGGCTGAGAGCGCAGGGTATCTTCAATACAATCATTACTGGTTTTGGTGTCGGCGCTGATAAGGCATACATCATGTCTAAGAACCTGACTCAGTTAGGTTATGATATTTCTTCTTTTGCGAACATTTCGGTTGAAGATGCTATGACGAAATTGCAGTCTGGTATCTCTGGTGAATTGGAACCATTGAGAAGACTTGGTTATGACTTGTCTCAGGCAAGATTACAGGCTACGGCATTATCTTTAGGCATTGAAAAGGATTTCTCTGATATGACACAGGCAGAGAAGTCACAGTTACGTTATTACACCATTATGAAGCAGGTGACAGTCGTGCAAGGTGATATGGCACGTACTTTGAACGCACCTGCAAACCAGTTACGTATCTTACAGGCACAGGTAACACAGGCAGGTAGAGCATTAGGTAATATCTTTATTCCTGCTCTGAATGCTACTTTACCGTATGCGATTGCTTTAACAAAGGTAGTTCGTATGCTTGCAGATGCTATCTCAGGTCTGTTTGGATTCCAGTTACCGGAAGTTGACTATTCCGGTATCAGTGGAGTAGGAAATGCGGCTGCCGATGTATCAGACAGTATGGATGATGCAAACAAAAAGGCAAAGGAATTGAAGCGTACCCTGTTAGGTTTTGACCAGTTGAATGTTCTGAATGGCAACGATAGCAGTAGCGGTTCTGGTTCCGGTTCTGGTTCCGGTGGTGATGGATTTGATTTCGAACTTCCTCAGTATGACTTCTTATCTCAGTTGGTTTCTTCTAAGTCAGACGAAATCGTAAATGAGATTAAGAGTATGTTGGGTGAGATTATCGGTGTTGCAAGTGCCGCAGCATTAGCTATTGGTATGATTCTGATTGCTACAGGTGTGAAGCTGCCGTTAGGTATTGCTTTGGTTGCCGTAGGTGCGATTGGACTTGCTACAGAAATTGGTTTGAAGTGGGGAGATATGGACGAGAAACTCGCACGTACCTTATCCATCATTACTGCTACTGTAGGCGGATTCGCATTAGCCGTAGGTGCGTTATTAGCATTCTCTGGTGCGAATGTCGGTTTAGGTGTTGCATTGATGATTGTCGGTGCCGCATCTATAGCTACCGCATTAGCTATTAACTGGAACTTCTTAAACGGAGATCTTCAGAATACATTATCAATTCTTACTGCGATGGTTGGTGGATCATTACTTGCGGTAGGTGCTTTGATTGCGTTCACCGGTGCGAATCCAGGACTCGGTATTGCGATGATGGTTGCCGGCGGTGTTGCATTAGTAGCATCCGTAGGATTGAATTGGGATTTTATGACGGAACCTGTTAAGACCGCTATCACGGCATTGATGAACGTGCTAGGCGGTGCGTTATTAGCGATTGGCGCAGTCATGGCATTCTCAGGTGTCAATATTCCATTAGGTATTGCGATGATGGCAGCAGGAGCAGTAAGTCTTGTAGCATCTGCGAAACTGGATTGGAATGGAACATCTGATACCGTTTCTCAGAAGGTAGAGAAACTGGCAACGATTATTGGCGGTGCTTCACTTGCTTTGGGTGGTCTGCTTGTGTTCTCAGGCGTTGGACTTCCTTTAGGTATGGGTTTAATTGCAGTAGGTGCTACATCATTAGCCGTTGCCGCAGGAATTGACTGGAACATGATTCCAGACAAGATAAAAGAAATCGTTAAGAACCTCGGTGCTTATATCGGTGGAGCATTCTTATTGCTTGGCGTTCTGCTTGTATTTACAGGAGTAGGCGTAGGCTTTGGTGTTGCACTGATTGTGGCGGGAGTTTCTTCTATAGTTGCTGCCGCAGTTATGAACTGGAATTATATTACCGATAAGTTAAAGCAGTTCTTTAAGGATTGCGGTACTTTCATCGGTGCTAGTTTGTTAGCTATTGGTGTCATCTTGATTCTTACTGGTGTAGGCATTCCGTTAGGTATTGCCTTGATTGCGGCAGGTATCGCAAGTATTACCGCAGCAGCCGTTCTGAATTGGGATGAGATTGAAAATAAGGTCAAGCAAGGACTCGATGCCGTTGCCGGTGCTTTCGAATCATTCAAAACATCTGTATCTAATAAGATTGGTCAAGTTAAATCTAAGATGCAGGAAATCGGAAGTAATGCTACTGAATGGTTCACTAAGGGAGAAGACGGAAAGAACATTTGGGATCACTTCTATGATGCCGGTCAGTGGGTTGTAGAAGGATTTAATAATGGCGTGAATAGCTTGTGGAGATCCTGTTGGTCAACTGTTACGGATTGGGCGGGAAGTGTAGGTAATTGGTTCAAGAATAGTCTTGGAATCAATTCTCCTTCAAAGTTATTCGCTGAATTTGGCGGTTACACAGTTCAGGGTTTCAATAACGGAATCCAGGACGATATGGGTTCTTCTCTGAAGGTTATGAATCAGTGGTCAGATACGATTTCTGATTTCGCACCTACGTTAAAGGTAGGCATAGATACGTCTGCGATTGATAACTATGATCCGTCAAAGGCATACCAGACTGTTATGACTGCTAGTGTGAACGGTAGTTATGACACAACGATGGCTATGGTGAATGACAATAACGCTACAGGAATGCAGGCAGATTTGTATACCGCTATGGCACAGGCAATCATGGACGGTAAGGGCGATGAGAATCAGCCGTTGAATGTCTATATCGGAAATGAGTTCTTAGATCAGTACATCGCCACAAGAGATAAGCGTAATGCGTTGGTTTCGGGAGGTAGATAACCATGATAGATAAGAGAATAGCTATCCAAGGTGTCTACCTTGATCCGCAGCCGGCATATAAGGACGGCGTTGTTTGGGGAGAGAGAAACGTATCTTCCGAAGATTCAGGGCGTACCGAAGATGGCAATATGCATAACAACGTAGTCAATCAAAAGAAGACACTGAATTTGAAGTTCAATGTAATGAATGAAGATCAGGCTGCCGTTATTTTGAATCTGGTAGATCCTAAAGAATTTCCTGTTACATATTTCGATTTGAAGGAAAAGGCAGTCGTTACAAAGACATTCTATGTAAGTGACCGTACTGCCGGTTTCTATTCGTTCTCTACTGAGACATTAAATGACATTGTAACAGGCATGGCTTTCAATCTGATTGAGGTATAACTATGTACGCAATAGAAGGATATGACGAACACCGTAAATCTGGATTCGTTGTCGAACATAGCGGAACGATAACAGATATAAATGGAAATACATATTTCTTCAACAAGAGAAATCTTGTTCAAAACTCAGGTAAATTAACAAGATCTAGCACTAGTTCGAATTCGTTTCAGATTGGATCCGTGCAATCTAGTTTTGTTACGTTTGCTTTGAAAGATACAGATATTGATCGTTATCTCTTATACAGTCCTAAAGGATTCGGAAAAGTGAATCTCGAAGGATTCATAGATAATGATTCCGGCTACTTATTGACCAATGAAGAAGATTACATTGATACAGACCAAGACGATAGATTACTTTGGGATGCTGATATAAAGATTCCATTTGGTGAATTCAATATTACCGAAGCTATTCGTAAAGCTAATAGTTTAACTATTACCGCTTACGATAACATGATCCTTTTTGGCAAAAAGGAAATCAATAAAACGGATTCCATTTTTAATACTGGAATGAAACCGTATGGTTGGTATACATGGATTTGTGGACAGTGCGGTGTCAAATTCGGAATGACCGAAGTTGAAGTAGATGCACTGACGAACGGAACAGTTGTCTTTCATCCTGATATGACACATACGGATGATATTAAAACGTTCCGTGATCTGTTGAGCCATTTGGCTACCGCTACCGCAAGTGTCGCTTTGATTGGCAGAGACGGAAAGTTATATATCAAACAGTACACTAGAAGTCCTTATATTACTGAATACGGAGCAGGAGATAGATTCACGAGTGATCTGGCTGATTTCGTAAGTAGATATAGCGGATGTAATTTCACTTATTACGAAAACGGTGAAGACACCACAGAGTATTATCACACCGCTGACGATAAGTATTTAGTATTCACAGTTGGTACAAATGCATTCTTGCAAATCGAAGATACGACAGAACGTACGATAGCATGTCAGAGCATTATGAATGCCTTGGCAAATGCCGTATACGTTCCATTCAGTATCACTGCTTTATGTGATCCATGCATTGATCCTATGGATGTGGTTCACATCAAAGATAACCAGGCTACTGATTACGATATAGCCGTCATCACCGAAATGGTTTATTCCTTCGGTGGAAAGACTACGTTGAAATGTTCCGGTAAGAATCCAATGTTAGACAATACGAAGACCATTACTGAAAAGATGATGGAATCCGTAGCGAGCCGTTCTCAAAAGGCAGTGAGCAGAACAGAAGCACTCAGCTTTATTGCGGAAGCAGCAAAGTCAATCAATGGTGTTACCGGAGGTTCTGTAGTCAAGTGGAATTCAGAAACAAGACTGCCTGACAATCCGAACGAGATCGTGTGGTTCGATGGTGATTCGGTAGACACGAGTAATCACATTCTACGTTCTAACTACAAAGGAATCGGCGGAACCACTAACTACAGTGATGAAACCGCATATCTTTTTGCCATCGGAATTGATGGAAAAATCAATGCCACTGCTATTCAGACTGGAATTTTGAATGCGAGTATTATCCGAACTGGTGAAATTAGAGATTACAAATATGTAGATGGTGTTCTGCAAGCACCTACAAACTACTGGAATCTTAATACCGGCGAGTTCTATACCGGATTGAATAAGTTCTTTGCTATCACAAAAGATGAAGAAGGTAATGAAGTAGTTGAGTTGTCAAAACCAGATTCTAACGGTGTTTCTACTATCAAGCTGAGAATGAGACCTGATAAGATCTCGTTCATGCACAACAGTGATGAGATTGCATATATCACAGGAAACATTATGAACATCGCTATGACGCAGGTATTTGAAGCGTTGAACATTGATAACAAGAACTCAAACGATGGAATGTTCAGATGGTTTATGAGAGATAACAGTCATCTATCTCTTGTCTACATATCGAACTAAGAGGTGCTTATGGCAAAAATACAAAGTTCAAATCTTAGTGCAAGCGTAAGTAACCTTGATGGTAACACTAGCCGTATAAATTGGTCTTCTTCCGTCACATTTAACAACTGGTATTACTATGGTGTTCGGCAGCAGACAAGTGTAAATGGTGCAGTCGTAGGAGATGCTTCCGGTTATACCACAGGTGGCTATGAGACCACTTGTGAAGCATCCGGAAGCAATGACTTCTCCCGCGGTCATTCTGCGTATAACATCGGCGTTGCCACTTCTTATTGGGGTGAGACAGTCGATGGATATGGATCTGTAGGCGAATCTGGTGGAAACTCAACCACCGTTACGATTCCTGCAAAACCGGCTTATGGAGTATCTTACAACGCCAATGGCGGTGCTAGTACACCAGGCGGTCAGACTAAATGGTATGACGAATCGCTGACGTTGAACGGCTCTACATCGAGAACAGGTTATACATTCCTTTATTGGGCGGGTTCTGATGGAAAGACCTATTATCCAGGAAGTGTGTTTACTGGTAACTACGGATTGACTCTTACCGCAGTATGGCAAATTAACACATGGCAGGTTTCATATAATGCGAATGGCGGTTATTCAGCACCTAGCAACCAGGTCAAAACATACAATCAGAGATTGTATTTGTCTGCTGATAAACCAAGTAAGGCACTGTATAACTTCGTTTCATGGAGTGGTAGTGATGGTAACACATACTATCAGGGATCTCCGTTCGATGGAAACTATGCTTTAACGCTTACCGCAAACTGGACTCTGGCTTATATTCAGCCAACGATAAATAACGTATTGGCATATCATACCGATGCGTCAGGCAATAGTGGAGATTTCGATTACATTACAGTCAAAGTGAATTGGACTGTAAACCGTGATATCTACCCAAGCAATATAGGTCAGTCAATTCGAATCAGATACAAGGAAGTTGGAACAAGCACCTGGATCACCGGAGCAGAAGTTTATTTATTGAGCAGTGCTAAACAGAGTGGTGAGAATTATATCACCTTCGGTGGATCACTGGCACATGATAAATCATACGATATTGAAACGTATGTCTGCGATAACAATCAGCCGTCTATGGGTGCTACAAGATATTCGGTTGCACCAGGAACCATGTATTACATGGATATCAATCCATACAATCATCACATGGCGTTTGGCGGAAAAGCCGAAGATGCTTATCCATATTGCTTCAAGGTAGATGGTGTAGTAGTTGCCTACATAGATGGAACCGGATTCCATAACGTATAAGGAGAAAAATGAAATACGCCGAATTGGTAGTAATGGAAACAGAGTTACAAAAGTTGTCAATCGTGGATAACAGTATTTCGTTTCGAACAGGAATCAAGATTCTTACCAACTTGAAAAAGGTAGAGGATATCTTAGAGCCTGTTAAGAAATTGAGAGACGATATTGTAAATCAGTATCGTAAGGGAAAACCTGAATTCACGGAGAAGGATCCTGACTTCAAGATTTGTGTTGAAAAAATAAATGACCTTCTTAACGAAGGTGAAGATGTTTCTTTTGAAATGATTGATATATCGGAATTGGAAAACATGCAGTTACCAATGAGCATGATAACCGCATTATATCCGATGCTGAGAGAGGGTGAAGCAAATGACGAGACTAGATAAAAAGATTCACGAATTGATATTAAGCACCTTGTTTGGAGATACCGATGAGTTCATTATTGAGACCGCATCAGGTACTCGAAGAATAACGGCGGCTACTTTATTCGAGCCAACGAACACGAGCATCACTAATGAAAAGAATCGTGCAGTACAGGCAGAAACAGACCTTGCCGCAAGAGTAGCTTATGTCGAGAGTTCTGTTCATTACAAAGGATCCGTTGCGACATTCTCTGCTTTGCCGGCATCTCCAAAAGTCGGCGATATGTATAATGTCGTGGATGACGAGACCACTCATAAGCAGAATTTGAATTATGCGTGGGATGGAAAAGAATGGGATTCATTAGGTTCTACGATTGATATGAGTCTGTATTATACAAAACCCGAAATCAATGGATTCCTAGATCTCAAAGCAAATGTCGCAGATGTTTATACAAAAAGTGAGGTAGATTCAAAAGATTCTACTGAGAAGACACGCGCTACGGCTGCTGAATCAGCATTAGCGACAAGCATTACAAATATCACACCTTTGGCAAATGCGGGTTCTCATAATCTCTATCGTGGCAAGTATTTAGGTACTGCCGTTACAAATGTTCAGTACACCGCAATCTCAAATGGTACATTCGCAGATTTGTTCGTAGGTGACTATTGGACTATCGGTGGCATAAATTGGGTTATTGCGGGATTTGATTATTATGCAAATTGCGGTGATAACGCAGTATTAGGTCATCATGCAGTTATCGTTCCTGCAACGAATCTGTATAGTGCCAAAATGAATGATTCAAATGTAACGACAGGTGCTTATGTTGGCTCTGCTATGTATACGACAAATCTGGCATCGGCAAAGACAACCATATCTGGTATTTTCGGAACACATTTGAAAACACATAGAATTCTTCTTCAGAACGCTATGTCAAACGGATATCCTTCTGGAGGTATTTGGGCTGATAGTACAGTTGATTTAATGTCTGAGGTAATGGTTTATGGAACTCACCATTTTAGTTCTATGGCAGATGGCACGACAATTCCATATGAGTACGCGTGTGAAGATTCTCAGTTGCCTTTAATGGCTCAGAACAAGGCTTTAATCCATACCCGTCAGGACTATTGGTTGAGAGATGCCGTGTCTGCGAGCAACTTCGCGCGTGTCAACGGCGCCGGGAATTGCGTCTGCGTCGCCGCTAGTGACTCTGTTGGCGTTCGCCCTGCTTTCTGTATATCTTAAATCAGCACCCCCTTGTGGGGTGCGTTAGGAGAATAATGTGAGTGTATTGAAATATAAACGTAAAGAATCCAAGTTCGAAGTCTTTGACTACTTTTACCGGACTCGCAAAGAAATTACTGATTTACTGCTCCGTGACTTCGGTTACGATAAAACAAAATCAGATGCAAGAGTCCTGAAGTATTTCGGTGGCAGGACGTTTGAAGAACTTAATGAACAGGAAAAAGATAGATATATCAAGATTCAGAATAAGAATATCGCATTTGATGACTGGTTCATTGTAGATGAACGTAAGACCATCATGGATTGTCTTAGGACGATTACTGAAGAAGTATTCGTAGCGAATAGCATATATCCGTCTATGCCTGAAGAATTGGTCGAGAGAAGAATTCATCAAGACCGTGCAATAGGGGAGTGTCATCGTCTGCTGCAAGAATTACAGTATGCGATAGAAGTGCTTCCGGTAGACATTAACAAATACACTCATTTTGCTGATATGGTCAACCATGAGATTGATTTAATCAAAGGATGGCGTAAATCAGATAACAAATTTAAGGGCAATTTCTGAACCGTGTCTGCGAACAACTTCGCGAATGTCAACAACAACGGGAATTGCAACTACAACAACGCTAGTAACTCTAATGGCGTTCGCCCTGATTTCAATTCTATGATCTAATAACCATTTGAGTGTTTCATAGGAGAGAAAGGAGAGATTGTCCTTCCATATGGTAAATTCAAGTCACGACACCGGCAATTACGATTGCTCCGGTTATCAGCGTGATATCTATGATGCAAACGCATTATATGCGTCTTATATTAGGTCGATGCAAGGGAGTAGGTGGAAGCCTAAAGTGCAACAGTTCGAAATGAATTTCTTGACTGAGATTTCTCAGTTAGGACATGAATTGAATGACGGTACTTATAAGCTATCCGAATATTCCGAATTCACTGTTTGCGAACGTGGAAAGACTAGGCTTATTCGAGGTGAGCAGATACGAGATAGAGTAGTCAAACATACTCTATGTGATTGTGTCTTGAATCCTTCGATTAAGCCGCGTCTGATCTACGACAATGGTGCAAGTCAAAAGGGGAAAGGGATATCCTTTTCTCGAAATAGACTGTTAGTGCATCTTCGTAAATATTATCGAGAGCATGGGAACGAAGGATATATTCTTCTGATGGATTATTCTAAGTTCTACGATAATATCAGACATGACATTTTGAAAGAGTCTCTATATCCTATGGCTGATGATGTATCAAAACATATCCTCGATATGGTATTGGATAATTCGAAAGTAGACGTTTCTTATATGTCTGATGAGGAATATGCTCATTGTAATGATGTTCTGTTCAATTCGTTAGAACATCAGAAGATACCAAAATCAGAATTGACCGGAAAGAAGTTCATGCATAAACACATGAACATTGGAGACCAAGTGTCTCAGACGGCAGGCATTGCTTATCCGATTCGCCTGGATAACTACATCAAGATTGTAAAAGGTGTCAAATACTATGGACGGTATATGGATGACAGTTACATCATTAATCCTGACAAACAGTATTTGAAAGATATCCTAGCTGAAATCACAGAGTATGCCGCCGCACTTGGCATCACAATCAATTCAAAGAAAACAAGAATCTGTAAGCTATCGTCATATTGGAGATATCTTCAAACGCAATATAGTCTTACCGAAACAGGCAGAGTGATTCAGAAGATCAATCCGAAAAGGATAACGGTCATGCGTAGGAAGATGAAGAAGATGTGCAAGAAGATGACAGTCAAAGAGTTCGATGACTGGTATTCTTCTTGGTATTCGAATCAATCAAAAATGATGAGCCGGCAGCAGAAGGAACAAATCAATAAGCTATACAAAACACTAAGGGAGGATATAGCATGTATAAAATCACATTGAAGGATGGTACCGTCATTGATAATTTGACAATGAACGGTAACAATTATGTTTCGCCAACAGAAGTAGACACGAGCATCTTTACTCGTAAGAACTTGTCATCTGTTGTGGTCAATGACGGTGAGAAGGATGAGACACTTACGAACCTGTTATTCGTTCAGGAGACTCATATGAAGGATGGCTATTATTTCATTCTCCGTCCTATGACAGATACAGAGATCTCCATCACAGATATTCAGGAAGCATTAGCCGATATCTATGAGATGAGTCTAGGAGGTACAAACTAATGGCGAAGATCTATGTTGCACTGATTCGCAAGGGCATCAAAACGATTGACGATGTTCCTGAAAAAATCAGAGAAGAAGTCCGTCTATTACTAGAATCAGAATAGCATTGTTGCTATACTTAGTGTGTCAATAAACCGCGTCTGCTTTTGCAGAATTTCTGTATGAGTAGGTGCGGTTTTTATGTGTTCTCCTTTGAGAATATGAGGAAAACATTATGCCGTTAAATGGAATTGACATTGCTTCACATCAGGCAGGTTTAGACCTGAATAATATTGCATTTGATTTCGTTATCATCAAAGCCACTCAGGGTATCGGATATGTAAATCCGTATTGTGACCATTGGTATCAACAGGCGAAAGCACTTGGAAAACTGATTGGTTTCTATCACTATGCGTCCGGCAACGATGCTATTGGTGAAGCCGATTACTTCATCGAGAATACACTCAATTATTTCCACGAAGCAGTTCCGTTCTTAGATTGGGAGTCTGATCAGAATGGTAATTGGGGAAACAACGATGCTGCATGGTGCAAGGCGTTCTGCGATAGAGTCTATGAACGCACCGGCGTACATCCTATGGTTTATGTTCAGGCAAGTGCTATGAGCCGTCTGGAAGGTCAGATTGGCGATTGTGGCTTGTGGATTGCACAGTACCCTAACTACGTTCCTACAGGATATCAGGACGAACCTTGGAATGAAGGTGCGTACTCATGTGCTATCCGTCAGTATTCTTCCGTAGGTCGTTTAGATGGTTGGGGTGGAAATCTTGACCTGGATAAATTCTATGGAGACGCGACTGCTTGGATGAAGTATGCAAATCCGGCAGGAGATACACCAGTACCTACACCTTCACCAGAACCAGTACCGGCACCTACTTACGATAAGTCTGTAGATGAATTGGCACAGGAAGTGATTCAGGGTGCTTGGGGTAACGGCGATGACCGTAGGAATGCTTTGACAAATGCGGGATATGATTACGATGCCGTTCAGGAACGTGTAAACGAGATCCTTTGCGGAGAAGACAATCAGCCTGATATCGAAGCTATGGCACAGGCAGTCATCCGTGGTGAATATGGTAATGGTGCTGATCGTAGAAATACGTTAGGTAGCTATTACGATGAAGTACAGGCGAGAGTCAATGAGATTCTCACAGGTGCAAGTCAGCCATCCTATGAAACATCAATCAATGTCGGAGATAGAGTAACACCTTGCAGTGATACAGATTACAACGGAACACCGGTTACGGCATGGCAGTCAACGTATGTTGTTTCCGAATTGGTCGGAGATAGAGCAGTCTTAATCAATGATGCCGGTCAAGTCTGGTGTGCTATGAATATTAGCAATCTGAAAAGAGACTAATCATGGCAATCACTAGGAAGCGTGCGAGATCATGGATTTAGGTCATGCCATATTCACAGTCAGTAGTTTTATCGGTTTCCCGTCTTTATTGGCATTGTTTGTGCATCTGATTAAACGTACACACGCCTTGACCGCAGGTGTTCAGGCAATGCTAAGAGATAGACTCAGATATCTTGGTAAGAAGTATGTTACACAAGGTTGGGTGAGTATGGATGACAAAGAGGATTGGGAAAATATGTATCAGCAATATCATGGTCTTGGCAAAAATGGTGTTATGGATGGTTTAAGGGAAAGAGTATTGAATCTACAAACCGAACCACCAAAGAAAAGAGAGGAAAGAAAAAATGAAAAATAAGGAATATTGGAAACAGTGGGCGAAAGCCGCAGCAGTAAGAGCAGTGAAAACAGTGGCACAGACCGCTATCGCAACTATCGGTTCTTCTGCCGCAATGGGTGATGTGAATTGGACGTTGGTCGCAAGTGCTTCCGTACTGGCAGGATGCGTTTCCGTATTGACTTCACTTTCCGGTCTGCCGGAAGTAGAGCCATCTACTGACACAAAGGATGTGATCTAGCATGGCATGTGGAACAAAGTCTTCTAGTTCTAAGAAGAAAAAGTCTTCTAAGAAAAAGACAAAGAAATCTAAGTAGACCAGGTTTCTTTAGCGCGATTTCTCCTGAAGGTCTACAAAGCCGACACTCGTTGCAAGTGCCGGCATTTTTTAATGGGTTTATTTCTGCTCTACTTTATCAATTATCGTAGGATTCCGTAGGGTGAATTAGGACAGTGTGGTACGAATAAGTGCGATAATAAGCGGTGTAGGGCGATATTAGTCGACCCTGCCAATCGGCACTAAGCCCTAGAAATAGGGCTTTTCTTATGGTTATGCTCTACTGATGCTCTACTTTTTTAAAAATTCATACTTTTTAGGGCATTAATAGATGCACTTTGCTTGTTATCAAACATGTGAGAATAGGTTCTCATTGTTTGTGCCGGAGAACTATGTCCGATACGTTTTGATATCTCAGGAACAGGCACACCGGCGTTCCACAAGAACGATACGTGGCTATGTCTGAGATCATGCAACCTCATATCCGGCAATTCAGCGATGGCAAGGTCTGCTTTGAAGTGGTCTTGCAGTTTCGTTAGGCTTACAGGTTTGTAGTCTCCAAACATATATTTGCCTGGACGTTTCTTATATTCTTCAAACATTGCGGCGGTCTTATCGTCTAATGATACATATCTTATACTGCCTTGAGTCTTAGGCTCTTTCGTTGATTTCGGATTCCTCCGCATCGCTTTGCAGATATGAATCTGTTTTGTTTCTGCGTTGTAGTCCGATTTCAGCAAGGCACGTATCTCTCCTTTTCTAGCACCGGTCTTGTATAAGGCGGTCAGAACGTCTTTAATCAATGGATCCTTTTCTGTATCAATCAATTTTTTGAAATCCGTGGTATTGATGATGACATATTCATGTTGGTCTTCGAGTGGCTTCGGGAAATGCTTTAGAACCTTAGCCGCATCATAAGCATCATAGTTGATATAGGCATAAGTGAATATCATCCTGATGAGGTCAACGATATCGTTTTTGGTATCGGAACTGATATCGAAATCATTCAGGGTGACTCTCCACGCTTGCAGCATCTCTTTTGTGACGAGTCGCATAGGCTTATCCTTGAGGGATTCTGCGTAGCGAGTCAATCTGCCACGCCTTAACTCAGTTGTCTCTGCATCGGCTCTATTGTGGCTGCTCATGGCTTCAAATGCCTGAGATACAGTCATGCTCTTACTGAGAGTCTTTCCTTTGTGGTCTAGGATATATTGTGCCGCTTCATCCTGAGTCTTGAATCCGTTCTTACGATGGTGCTTCAATTTGTCATCAGCACCTTTGACATAGAACTGCACATCCCATAATTTAGTTTTCTTATTCCTTGTGACTGCCATGATCCTCACCTTCCTTTTCAGTATCTTCTCTGGCGTACGTCTGAATAAGCTGCCAAATCATATTTTTATGAAAATCGTTCATTTTGGCGTATTCCTGTATGAATGACTTAGGCAATTCATTTTTCGTTCTATTGATTAGATCTCTATATTCGGCATTGGTCATGCTTCCAGGTAGATATTTGTCATAAGGGTTATTCTCATTGTCATCGAGATAAAACCATACGTAATTCATATTCAGATGAAGTGCATCTGATATATCTTCCATTACGCTTGCCGCCATGTCAGTACCGCCATCCTCGTATCTCTTTAGAGTGGATTTCGCTTTAGGATTTTTCATATGACTTCTGAGTTCATCCAATGACCAACCATGTTCGTTTCTAGTCTGTCTGAATATATTTCCGAGTCTCTCATTTATCTTTTTAGATTCTGCGTCTTTCATATGTGTCTCCTCTTGTAAATACAGAATAGCACAAAAAATCGAAAAATAGAACAATTTTTAGAAAAAGTATTGCATTTATCGAACAGTCGGCTATAATATTTTTGTGTTCGAAAAATCGAACAAGAAAAAGAGAGGGAGTGAATATCATGTATACACCACAACAGGCAAGAGTAGTTAGCGGTAAGAGTGCAACGGATATAGCTTCAGCATTGAACATTTCTGTATCTACGTACCGTAACAAAGAATTGGGAAAATCTGAGTTTACAGTAATCGAAGCAGATATGTTCCTGCGGACAGTTCACATGAAGCCTGAAGACGTTGATTTTTTATGCTTCAAGCGTTCGAAAAACAGAACAAAGTGAGAGAGCGAGTCTAACATGCATACAAATCGAGAAAAGGCTGCCGTATTATCGCAATCTATTCTTCGAGTGAAAGACATTCGAATCCTCATGGATTGTGGTGGTAACAAAGCCACCGAAGTAGCAAAGGAATTCCGCAAATGGCAAAAAGAAAAAACTGGATATGCCATCGAAGACATTCCGACAGAATTATTCGTTGAATGCTTCAACATCAATGAAAAGCGAATTCTGCATTACGCAGAAAAAGGGTATTAAAAAGAGTTCCTAGTCGGGCAAGACAGTCGGAACTCCATGGTGGCATTTATTTGCCATCTACATTCTAAAAGAAAGTAGAGAAAAACACAATGAAAAACAGAAGATCGTTTCTTCAGGCATTGAACGATGAACGGTATTCCGATGAAGAACTCGAAAAAGATATTCGTTTGTTTCTCATAGGACTCGCCGTTGCATTGGTTGATTTAGGTATTTTCTTAGGACAGGCGGTGATGAGATGAGTGCATTGAACAGTATTCAAGTCCATATCCACGGAATAGATCATCTTCATAAGCATGAAAGATTGACTATTTCCAATGAGAAGACTGGCGAATTGCACTTCAATCTGAATGGTCACGAGTTCTATTGCAATAAAGACGATGTGGTGAAAGCACTGCTGATGTTATCAAGCAGTGAATCAGTAGGAAAGCATGGTAAACAGGAATGTGTATAAACATGGATGAATTAGCGGAAATGCATTATGCGGATCACGGTGATCCAGAATACGATGATGACCGTCCAGATTACGAACCGGATTGTGAACCGTATGACATTCAGAGGGATGACGAACTTCTGGATGAAGCATTGAAAGAAGCCAAGCATGAGTAATAAGAAGCTAGGAAATGACTTCGAGTCTGAGTTCTGCGAGATTCTAGCACAACACGGATTTTGGGTTCACAACATGCAGCAGAATGCATTCGGTCAGCCGGCAGATGTAATTGCCAGTCGCAACCGAGTTCCTAGACTAGTTGACTGCAAGGTGTGTTCGAATAATCAGTTCAGTTTATCTCGTGTAGAAGAAAATCAGATCATGGCGATGGAACGTTGGTACAAGACCGGAAATGGTCAGGGATGGTTCGCATTAAAACTAACAGACGGAAGTGTTTGGATGCTTACCCTCGGAGATATGAAATTGGCATCGAAGCTATATGGCTATCTTACCGAGAATCGTATCAGAGAGAACGGAGTTCCGTTAAAAGAATGGATTGAGCCATTACATGATGCGTATATATGTAGCAAATGACTTGACCATCCAAAACATAACGTCTGATTTCTTCCGTTGGATTCAAAAGAAATACACAATACCAAATCCAGATTACATTAAGAAACAACGAATGGGTTTCTGGACTGGAAATATACCAAGGAATTTATGTCTGTATCAAGTCAAGGGGGATGATGTGATATTGCCTTTCGGGGTGCTGAGAAGCATTCCTGAGACATTTACAGAACAAGCACAATTTATAAGTCGATTCAAGCCGGCAGAGGATGTGGACTTCCAGGCGGATGTTCCACTCTACGATTATCAAGAACGTGCCGTGAACGAAATGATTCGAGCCAAATATGGCATCCTTCAAAGTGTTGCCGGCAGTGGCAAGACACAGATGGGTATCGCATTGGCATCGAGGATTGGAAAGAGAACGTTGTGGTTGTGCCATACGCATGACCTCATCAATCAGTCCAGAGAACGGGCATTGAGATATATGCCTGAGAGCCTGTTAGGAACGATTACAGAGGGAAAAGTAAATCTCGGTAAATGTATCACCTTCGCCACGATTCAAACAA